GTTTTATCAGTCAACACAAAATGTGATTTATTTCATCACAACACGTGATGTGATTGATTTGGAATGGAAAATATTTTTTGAGGGCATAAAAAAACCCGCCGAAGCGGGTTTAATTGGATGAATTCGAGGGCTAGAGCTTCATAAGCGACTGAACAGCCACGCCTATAATGCGGCAATTGCCATTGATAGGCACGGCAGGGTATGCGGGATTAAGGCCTTTTAGATACTTCTGCCCACCATCGATTACCAACTTTTTGAATGTCGCTTCATTAGCTTCGGTTATTTTGGCGATCACAAGGCTGCCATTAACTGGCTCTTTGCCAGTATCAAACAACACTAGCATTCCTTCTGGGATGCTTACACCGGCCGGCGCAGTCATTGAATCACCTTGCACGCGAAGCCAGAAACCGCTGCCGAATACCGGCTCATCAGTTTCGTACCACTCGTCGATCTCTTGAAGAGAATAAGGTTCCATAGCTTCGCTCCATGCACCGGCGCTGACCCAGCTGATCAGCGGATATTTTTTACCAGGCTTATATTGTCCCTTATAAGCATCGCCAAACAGAAGCTCAGGCGCAGATACGCCCAACGCCTTAGCGATCACCTCTGCGTCTTCTACGCTAACGCTTCTGGTCCCTGATTCATAATTTCCGATGCGAGATTGCGAGCCCCATCCACAAAGCTCCGCCAGAGCCTTCTGAGAAAGACCACGTTCTTCGCGCAAGCGCTTAATTCTGGATGAAATGGATTCGATTCTGTTCATACGCATTTTGTATCACAGTCCGTGTTAAAAGGCTTTACACGATTTGTGTTGATATCGAATCACAAATTGTGTTTAATGTGCGTTGAGTGACCACTTTTAAGGAACGAGTATGAACAACATTGCCAACGAACGGAAAAAGCTTGGCATCACTCAATCTGTGCTGGCGACCGCGTGCGGCTGGAATCAGTCCCGCCTGGCTAACTACGAAACAGGAATTCGAGCACCAGATTTAGAGTCATGCCGCAGCCTGGTTAAAGCGCTGAACAAATTGGGTGGCAAAACAAACCTAGATGTTTTGTTCCCACCAAGAAAGACCGCAGCTTAAGCAGTTCCGCTCTTAAACATCCCCGCCCTGAAAAAGGGCAGTAATCAAACAAACGATTCAATGACGTGACTGCATTCCGCAATGTCACGCAACTGATTATTTAACAAAAGGAATGATGTCACATGGAACGCGCAAACCCACGCAAAAACATTGCGTTTATCGGTCGCCACCTTCTGACGGCCGCTCACCAGGCTCTAACTAATACGCGACAAACGGCAGTAGCAAAGCTGCTCAACGTGGCTGACTCAACAATTCATCGCAGAGCAGAAAAATATCCGGAAGTAATGGAGACCTTAGCAGCCTGTGGCGTTGAGGATTTTGTCATGCAGGGAGAGAAGAAGCTGCCGCTGGATCAATACCGTTGGCTGATGACTGTAGCGATGGAGTTCGCAAAGTTGCAGTTAGAGATGACCAAAGAAAAAGCCCCGAGCTGCGCTAACAGCTTCGAGGCCTGATGCGAAATGACTGGATCAAATCACAGGGGTAATTATGACAAAGAAACACGTCGTGTACCAGGCAGAAATGCACAAAAACCTTGCCCGTATCGAATTCTGCAAAGCGTTCAACCCGAAGGTGGCTGAGAAGTTGAAGCAAATTCTGGAAGAGCACAGAGCGAAGGAGAGAGGGCAATGAGCAATCTGGCTGAAGTTCATGATCTAAAGCCTCTCATCGAGGCAAGAGAGCGTCGCGTGGCAGAGATTGAAGATGGGTTCACGCGCATCGCCAATGAGCTGCTTGAGGCTGTCATGCTTGCAGGATTAACCCAACATCAGCTTCTGGTATTCATGGCCGTCATGCGCAAGACATACGGCTTCAACAAGAAAGTTGACTGGATCAGCAACGAGCAGCTGTCACAGCTGACAGGGATGTTGCCGCACAAATGCTCGGCAGCAAAAAGCGCTCTGGTTAAGCGAAAAATCCTCAACCAAAACGGTCGACTCACCGGTATTAACAAGGTTGTAGGAGACTGGGAAAAAGTGGTTAGCCCGAATCAGGTAAATTTACCCGAATCAGGTAAGGAATATTTACCCGAATCAGGTAATCGCTCTTACCCGAATCAGGTAACCACAAAAGACAATATTACAAAAGACAAGAAAGACAATGAAAACACATTGACCGAACAAGTTCGGACGTTGAGTGAAAAGGCCGCTAAGCCTGCAAATAAAAATCAGGAAACTGACCAGGCTTTCGAGTCGATTTTCTGGTGTGCAGGCATGGTTAAGACCGGAAAGCAGAAAGCGATATCAGCCTTCAGAACGAAGTTTCAGGAGTGGCGGAAAGAATCAGGCGGATCGCCACAAGAATTTGCGCAGATGCTGTCCGATGACATTGCCAGCCGAAAGGGCAAACAGTTTGGATTCGATAAGTTGCATCCGACCAGCTACCTGAACGGCATGCGCTGGCAGGACGAAAAGCCATCCACGATTCAAGCCACATCAAACGGCGCGCATTCGCCAATCACGATTTCCAATTCTGGCTATGTGTTCTACGACAGGTGATCACATGAAACCACGAATTAAATCACTTCTGATTGCCGGATATAACCACGGCTTGTTGAGCAGTGGCTTCGTCCGGTACTGGTTCGAAAAACTTCACCTGAGGGCATCATGATGACGCCATCCCAACTGAGTGACATGCTCTGGAATCATGTAGACAGGGTAGCGAAATACCTGTTGCCGAACGGCAAGAAAGAATCGCATGAGTGGGTTGCGGGCAGCGTTAACGGCGAACAGGGGCATAGCCTGAAAGTTAACCTGGCTGGCAAGAAGGTCTGGCAGGACTTCGCTGAAGGTAGCGGTGGTGACTTGCTCGATCTGTGGGTAGCAGTGAAAGATTGCGGCCTGCATCAGGCCATGACGGAAGCCAAAGAGTTCCTCGGCATCAAAGATAACGATCACCACTTCGCAGCCAAGCAGCAGAAGAAATTTCAGCGCCCCGATCGTAAGAAAATCAGCAAGTACCTCACCAAAACCGAAAAGCATCTCGAATATCTTTCCTCTCGCGGCATCACCGCCGAAACCGCCAAGACGTTTGAAGTCGCCGCCGCCAAAGTCTGGAACGGTGAACGAGAACTCGACGCACTGGCGTTCCCGTACAAACGAGATGGTGAGTTGTTGCAGGTAAAGCGCATCAGTACCGAGCGCCCAAACGGCAAGAAGGTCATCATGGCAGAAGGTGAATGCGAGCCATGCCTGTTCGGCTGGCAGGCAATGCCTAAGAACATCCGCCTGGTGGTTATCTGTGAAGGTGAAATTGACTGCATGACTTACTTCCAGTACGGCTTACCTGCGTTGTCAGTGCCGTTCGGTGGGGGAAAGGGAGCAAAGCAGCAGTGGATTGAGTTTGAGTATCACAACCTCGACCGCTTCGATGAAATCTGGATCTCGATGGACACAGATGAAGTTGGGCAGGCTGCCGCGAAGGAGATTGCAACGCGCCTTGGAGAGCATCGCTGCCGTCTTGTGAAGTTGCCACACAAGGACATCAACGAGTGTCTACAGGCTGGCATGACAAGCGATGAAGTCATAGACGTGCTGGAGCGAGCTGCTTACTTCGATCCCGAGGAGCTTTACAGCGCCCGTGAGTTTTACCGCGACACCATTAACGCCTTCTACGGCAAAGAGCAATGCATGTTCCAGAGCCCGTGGAAAACACTCAACGCCAACTTTTCATTCCGGGACGCTGAATTAACCATCGTCAATGGGGTGAACGGTCACGGGAAAACAGAGGTCGTTGGTCACATGGTGCTTGAAGCCATGCGTCAGGGAGTTCGATCGTGCGTTGCGTCTCTGGAATTAAAGCCCGGAGCACTGCTCAAGCGCCTAACCCGCCAGTCAACCTGCCTGAAGCTGCCGCCAGAGCTGGAAATCGAATCAGCCTTCAAATTCTACGACGACCGTTTATGGCTGTTTGGTCTGACCGGAACGGCGAAAGCTGAGCGATTGCTGGAGATTTTCGAGTACGCCAACCGTCGATACGGCATCCAGCTATTCATCATCGATAGCCTGATGAAGTGTGGTATCGGGGAAGACGACTATAACGGGCAGAAAGCTTTTGTAGACGCCATCTGTGATTTCAAAAACCGCACCAACAGCCACGTTATCATGGTGACTCACAGCCGCAAGTCAGACAGCGAAGAGAAACCAACCGGCAAGATGGACGTGAAAGGCACCAGTGCTATCACTGACCTCACCGACAACCTGTTCATCATCTGGCGCAATAAGGTCAGAGAGCGGGCCATCCAGAAACAGCACGCAGGTGAACCGCTTAATGAGAAAGAGCAGGCGTCACTGGCAACATCTGCATCTGTCCTGATGCTTGAGAAGCAGCGCAATGGAGAGGGCTGGGAAGGTGGCATCCCGCTGTACTTACACGAGCAGTCGCACCAGTTCCTAATGATGGACGGCGCGACACCTTACAACTACGTCGCCAATATGCCAGCAGATGAATATGACCAGGCATGGGCAAACGAACACGTAACGGAGTATGCATGATGCGCGATTCGCGTTCCGACAAAGGCGGCAATAACAAAACTAAGGGTGGTGGATTTTGAAAAAGTTAACCGCAGAGAAGTGCCAGAGCGTAATCGACGGTTTCAAATGGATGGCTTCTGAAGGTCCGGGCATGTCGATTCGCGATGAATATGATTTGCAGGCATACCAGATGGCACTGCAACTTTTAGAGGCACAGACCGTCGCTGATGTGATTGCATGGAACCATCCGAACGAAGAAAGAAGCTGTAGCGTTCAGTTGCGTCGATTTGACCTGAAAGCTGGTCAGTTATTCATGTTGGAGCAGCAGGAGTCACCAACAGACACCTACCGGCAGATTGAAAATGATGGAGGGCAGAAATGTTGGCACAAGCACGACTAAAAGAACTAATGCACTACAACCCTGATACAGGGGTATTTACTTGGCTGCAGGAACGCGGACGGGTAAAGGCAGGTGATATTGCCGGGGTTTTACATCATGACGGATACATACTAATTAAGACAAACGGCAAAATGTATCTAGCGCACCGCCTTGCATGGCTGTACAAGACCGGATGCTGGCCAGCCGATATGGTGGATCACATTAACCGAAACAAAGCTGATAACCGCTGGTGTAATTTACGGGAGGCTACGCGTTCACAGAATGCACAAAACGCAGGTTTGCAGGTAAACAATACCAGCGGTGTTCGCGGTGTTAATTGGAGTAAGCGGGAAGGTAAGTGGCATGTTCGGTGCACATTAGACGGTAAGCGTTATAGTTTTGGGTTCTATGACGATCTGAAAACGGCAGCTGCTGTCGCAGAGGGCGCGCGTAAAAATCTGTATGGCGAATTCGCCAGCCACGAGCGCGACATCATCGCCTATCGGGTGATTGAGAATGATGGGAGGGAAGGGTAATGGGCAGCTTTGTGCAGTTGATTTCATACAAGCTGGATAAAGCGACAGACAAAACGGAATCCGTTTATTTTGTTCAGCACTCATCAAGAACCGTTCGTTACGAAAAACGCAGCGGCGGCCTGCTTGACCAGAAACTGGTCATAACGGGGCATCTTTATCATCGCGGTTATCGTGCTGATATGAAATTTGATGAATTCCCTGAGTGCGGTAGCGAAAGGGAGGCAGCATTAAGGCTGGCAAGTTGGATGCAGAGAATGGGCGCTGCAATTGAAGATTACTGGAGCAAACCATGACAATCCAAACCAGCGGCGATGATTGCCGTGAAAGTGGAGAGGAGCAAACCAGTAATGCTCAGTTTGAGAAATGGATGCGTGAAAATTTCGACACCCGACTACTGACCAACGATCGAGGATATGCAGGAAAGGTTGTCGACCAGATGTGGAAAGTCTGGCAGGCCAGCCGTGCCGCTATCGAAATCAGCATGCCGCCCCGAGTTATTACTGCCGAGATAGGCCCAGCAGTATCGCTCGAAAAAATGATGGCACGAATTGCTGTTAATGGAATCAAGGTGAAACCAGATGAACAACGTAATCCCCCTCAGACCTGACCCACTCCGCCAAGCCTACGAAGCAAACGACAAACTTAACGACACGAAACTGACACCAGAGCAACAGCGGCTGGTCGACAGCATTGCGTCATGCCTGGAGAAAGCTATCGAGGAATGCCATGCAAATCGAGCTGATAAAATCGGCCGGGGGGATATTCACCCCAGCGCTTGATAGTGACATACAACGCCTTACCCGCTTCAAGAATGGCGAGCAGTACACCGCCGAAATCAAGTTAACCCGCAACCCCGCATTTCATCGCAAGACATTCGCATTCTTCAATTTCTGCTTTCAGCACTGGGCTGCTGACAGGGCAGGGCTTGAGCATGCCGATGAAACCACGCAGTTCAACCGGTTCCGCAAAGACCTGACCATTCTGGCGGGCCATTACGACATGGTGACGAACATCCGCGGCGAGGTGAGGGCAGAAGCAAAGAGTCTGGCTTACAGCAACATGGAGCAGGAAGAGTTTGAGCGCTGCTATTCATCCCTGATTAACGCCGCCATCAAACACGTATTCGCCGGCACCAAAGACCAGAACATCATCAACCAGCTCTATTCGTATTTTTAGGAAAACAAAATGCCTAAACGCCACTGGAGTCGAGAGGAAATCGAAATCCTCTGCAATGAATACCCCTCATCACCAACCGATTTACTTGTCGAGCTGCTTGGCAAAAGCCAGCAGGCAATCAACTCGAAGGCGACATTCCTTGGCCTGAAGAAAACGCCAGCCATGCTTTCACAAATCAGGCACAACGCGACTGATAGCAGGAGAAGGGTGAGATGAAAAGAACCTGGTTCGCCCACGACCCCGTAGATACAGCCACCGCCAACGAACTCATTTCCCGTTACACCGCCCGCAATATCCAGACCCAAAAGACACTCGCAACCGACCCCCGGCTTTGGCTGGTTAGCGCGCTGCTGCCTGAGTATCGAGAAGAGCCGATCCCCAGCAAAACCTATCAACACGCCATATGGAGCCAGTGATGACGACAAAGCACGACGCCGGTAAGTGGCGATTTAGCCTTGTGCCTATGAGCGCAATCAAATCAGTTATCGATGTGCTGGAGTTTGGCGCAAAGAAATACGCTCCGGATAACTGGAAGACCGTTCCCGATGCCCGCACCCGATACTTCGATGCAACCATTCGACACGTTACAGCATGGTGGGACGGAGAGAAAAACGACAGTGAGAGCGGTCTTCCACATCTAGCTCACGCAATTTGCTGCCTGCTTTTCCTGCTGTGGTTAGACGAGGAGAAACCAGATGCCGTGTGAACGCTGCACCCGCTGCCACACCATCCTCACCAGTGAAGATAAGCATCACTACTCAGTCAGCTGTGAAAGCTGCGACTGCGATATGCAATGGGAGGAATATGAGCAACACAACCCCATCAAATCAGCCTACTGGCGCTGGCGAGCTATCTGCTTTGGTGTGCGTGTTCTGCGGCATTACCCTGCAAAGCTCGGAAACCTATTGCTGCAGCGCTTGCGAGGTGGAGTTGCTGAGCGACCCGAATTTCAGGATGTGCGGAGGAAGCGATGACCAAACTACGAAATGAAGCGCGCGGCAGAGAATGCCAGGTAAGGCTGGTCGGCATCTGCAATGGAAACCCTGAAACAGTCGTGCTGGCGCATTACCGCATGGTCGGCATCTGCGGCACCGGCATGAAGCCAGATGACATTTTCGGAGCTTGGGCCTGCTCAGCGTGCCACGACGAAATAGATCGCCGCACAAGGCGCTGTGAAGTGACAGAGGCGCGTATCGCTCACCTTGAGGGCGTTATCAGGACACAGAGCGCATTACTGCAGGAGGGAAAGCTAAGGCGATGAACGAATACAGGCTTACGCTACCGTGGCCGCCCGGAAATAATAACCTCTTCTCAGTGTTCCGCGGTCGAAAGATAAAAAGCAAAAAGGGAAGGGAATACACCTCAGCAGTAACTCAGCAAATCACCGAAGCAAATCAGCAATTCCAACTGGCCGGCAGGCTGAAAGTAAAAATTCTTGCATATCCACCTACACGCGCCCGGCGTGATCTCGACAACCTTTTCAAAGCCCCCCTCGACTCGCTCACACAAGCAGGTGTTATCGCTGACGACAGCCTGATTGATGACGTTCGCATGGTGCGCTGCGAAGTGGTTAAGGGCGGCAGGTTAGAAATCATCATCACTGAATTGGAGCAGGCCGCATGACCGACTACCTCAGACAGAAGTGGCAGCTGCTGCGCATGTACCGCGCCCGCCGCATGTTCGAAATCAACTACCGCATATTGCGTAATACAGCGAAAATCATGGGGGTGAAACATGCCAGTACGCGAGCTTAATCTCAGCAAAGAGCAACATGACTGGCTGAATGGCTGGTTAGAACTGTGGGGAGCGTGGGTATATTCAGGAAGGCTGGAAAAGCGCATGACCAGCGTCATAGCGCAATACATGGCTACTGTTGAACCACAATCATATCCATACCGGCCAATGTGCAACGATGATGACGGACTCTTGATTTCTCAGGTCGTGGACTCCGTCATGTGTATCGATAAAAAAGCCCTTGGCATCCTGCTCAGTTACTACGCGCATGGTTCATCTGAATACGCAATTGCAGTGTATATGCACAAGACCGCAAGTCCTCGCAAAATCGCAACAAGAGGTGGCAATCGTGTTAAATCGCCATCGCTGGCTACATGCCGCAGAGAGGTAAAGGAAATTCTCTCCGCGTCGCTGTACTTAATATACACTCCGTTGCTAAAAGCGATGAACGAGCGGAAGGTGGTGTCGAAATTGCGTAAAGTTGCTTAGAGGCCATTGACAGCAAAGAGCAAATGAGCAATGATATTCACCTAAGCTGCCGTAAGTGTTCTTAAGGATGCCCGGACAGTAATCGAACAAGCAAATTGTGATTATTAAGAAGCCCTGCGGACTCACCATCTGCGAGGGCTTTTTTATTGCCTGCATCCTTCGTACAGCGGTTAAGTATCTCTGGCTTCCAACCAGATGACGCCGGTTCGAATCCGGCAGGATGCTCCACACATTACGCCTTATATGTGAGGCTCGCTCCACACATAAGCGAATAGCTCCACATATAACGAATATCGAAATTCTGGCGGCCAGCTGGAATGCCCCGCATCTGAAAGGATGATGCGGGAACCAACGCCGCTGATGGGTCATGAGGATTCGCGCCGGGCGGGTCGAAAGAGCGGCACCCGGCAACCAAATCTCAAAATCAGGCACTTTTGCGATTGCCTGAGATTATTCAAAGGTCAGCCATAGAGCTGATCACTTCTTTCGCCCATGCCATCCACTCCAAACTCACTCGTTATCCTGTGTGGCATCGGGCGTCTTTTATGCATAAAAAAATCCGCACTCAGGCGGATTCTTTCTCATTGGCTACCCAACGGCGCAAGGCGGAACTTCTTCTATCGACAAGATGAAGTTTACCCGGGCTTGTCCTGTTCAACATTTAGACAATTCCTATTTGGACAAGTCCCCTACGCGGGGGTGGAAATGAAACGTATGCCTTACAAATCCGATCCGGGCTTTATTGCCACGCTGATTGCGCTGGGCATGACCGTACTCGGCGCGGTGGCTGCATATGCCTACAAAGTTCTCAGTGGTGACGCCTTCAGCTGGCGCACGCTTTGCCTGCAGCTAATCGTATCCATATTCGCTGGCTTCCTGATGATGCTACTCGCCACCTACTGGGCGTGGCCCCAGGAAGTAACCGGAGCAATCTGCGGCATGGCTGGCTGGTCTGGCTCATCTCTGATCAAAGCACTTGAAAAGCGTTTCCTGCAAAAAGCCGCAGGTGATGCGGGAGTTGCCGAATGATTACCCGTGACCAGTTCAAAGCAGCCGCCGGCATCAATGATGCGCTGGCTGATAAGTGGTACCCGCACATTGCCGCGGCGATGAAAGAATTCGGTATCGACACACCAAAGCGTCAGGCGTATTTCATCGGGCAAATCGGTACCGAGTCCAACGGCTTCACGCAGGTAAAAGAAAGCCTGAATTACAGCGTGGAAGGCCTGAAGATTTTCGGCACGCGACTGACAGATGCTCAGCGCCAGCAGTTTGGGCGTAAACCCGGTGAATCAGCATTGTCACCAGAGCGCCAGTCGGCGATCGCCAATCTCGTTTACGGCGGACGCTACGGCAACAACCTGAATGGCGACGGCTGGAAGTTTCGCGGACGTGGGTTAAAGCAGGTGACTTTCCTCGCTAACTATCTTGCTTGTGGTAAAGCGCTAAATCTCCCACTGGCAGATAACCCTGACTTACTCCTTCAGGATGCCAATGCGGCACGTTCTGCCGGTTGGTTCTGGAAGGCCAACAACTGCAATCAGTACGCAGACAAAGGCGATCTCAACGGGCTAACGAAAACCGTCAATGGTGGATTCAACGGATTAGCCGATCGCCGCGCTCGTACAGACAAAGCTTTGCAGGTGCTCCTATGACAGGTAAAGCAAGAATGGCCCGTTACCGCCGATTCATACCGGCGCTGTTTGCGGCAATCATCATCAGCTTCGTAGTTAAGCTCTGGTATGACAACGCCTATTTGACTGAACGTAACAACCGCCTGCGTGAGCAGTTCCTCCTGGCTAACGAACGCAACATGAAGTTCGCTGACCAGATGGAGCCGATCACCAAGCGCCTCGACAGCCTGGCTAAGACACTGGATGAAGAAACCCGCCGCCGGTCAACGGCTGAGACGCGAGCCAATTCACTCCAGAAAGAAAACGAATTCCTCCGCTCCAGTAAGCAGTGCTCAATCGCTATCGATCCGAGCGCAGTTGAAAAGGGCAAGAAGGATGGCAACAGGGTAATTATCCAGGCAGCCCCGGCAGGTGAATGATGAAGTGGTTAGCTGATAACTGGAAAGTGATTGCCGCCGCGGCGCTGATTATCTCTTGCGTCGGGATGGCGAAGCTTGCCAGTCATTACCATGACAAATACATCACCGCAGAAAGCCAGGCTACTGAACGTCAGCAGACGATTAATGACATGCAGGTGCGCCAGCGCGATGTTGCTGC